GCGGAAGGCGTCGGCGTTCTGCTCTGCCAGACTCTTTGACTTCTGGAGTTCGTCGTTGAGGAACTCCAGGCCAAACTTCGCCTTCTCAGTTTCGTTGAGGAAATTGAAGAGGGCCACCGCTGCCTGCGCGGCAATAGCCACGCCGAGGCCAATGAACAATCCGGTTGTGCCACCCAGGATGAACGCTAACTGGGTGACGTTATTCTGGACGGCTCTAATCTTCTGCGTGAAATCGCCCGTCGCTGAGAAGAAGTCGTCGATGGCAAAAGCCGCCTGCTGAGTGGCAAGGCTGAGTTTGTCAAAGCCGCCGCGGGCGATGTCGCCGCCTCGCTGAATTTCTCGAAACGCTGCTGACTGGCCGATCCTACCCGTAGCGGCAGCGGCTGCTGCGGCGTCCTGGGTGATCTGCCTCAGTTCACGCTGGAACGCCTCTGAGCCCACCGTGCCATCTCTCGTGGCCCGCTGAATTGCCGCCCGCAGCCTGTCGAACTGCCTGGCACCGTCGCTGCCGGCAGTGGCCCCGACGCGGTTGAGAATCTGCTGGAGTGCTTGCAGATTGCCAAGGGCACCTCGGAGGGCTGTGTCATCGAGGCCGTCGGCGAATGAGCCGATGCCCTGCGTCTGGCTGACCCGCCTGACCTGGGCGGCTAGCTGCTGTACCTCGTTGCTGGCGTTCTCAATCTCCTCGGCTGTCGCCCGGCCCGATGTTCGTAGGCGAACGAATGCCTGCTCTGCTTCCCGCAACCGCGGGACAAACTCCGACCCAATCGTCGCGGGGAGGGCGTCGATCTGGCTGCGAACAGACTGCACCTGCGAGGCGAGTTGTCGAAATTGTCGAATCGCCGGGTCGACGCCTGCACCGATCTCTTGGCGAGCAGTGCGTTCGGCTCGGTCTTGAAGGAATCCTTGCGGGAGCCTAGTTGCGGCGGTTGGCGGATCGCTCAAGTCTTCGAGGATGTTTAACCGTCCGCTGGCCGCTTGGACGTTGCCGATGCCGTCTAGCTGTGACTTGAGACGCCTAACAACCTCGGTGGCATTCTCAAGCTGCCTAGTCGCCGTTGCAGAGTCGTCAACGAGACCTTGAGCCTCAAGCGACTCAACCCTAGTCTGCAACTCTAATGCATACTGTGACGCCTGCTGAATCTGCGTCACGATTGACGCAACTCCGGCCGACTCAATCGTCGATGCCGGCAGGCTGGCGGCACGCTCTACCGACTGCCTCGCAGAGGTAAGGGTCTGCGATACTCTCGGGTTACGGAAACGAAGCTCTTGCCCTGTCGGCAACGAGTTGACGAGGTTTTGGGCGTCTGCCAACCGTCGAACAGCGGCCGTCGTGCGGTCGACAACCCTAGCGACACGGTCAAACTCGTCCTGGCTGACGCGACCGCCTTCGCGAATCTTGGCCTCTAACTCCTGAACGGCGATCTGGGCAATGTTCAGTGCCGGGATGAACGACGCCTGAACGCTGAGTCCAAGCTGCTCAAACTGCCGGGCCGCTGCCGATAGCGGTTTTGCAATCTCGTTGGCAACGGAGTAAAGCTGCTCTAGCTGGGCCTTGGCCCGGTTGATCGACTCGGTATTGACGGCCTCAATGACCGCCTGAACCTTGCGGTTGTCGAGAACGTCGAGGTCTTCGATCAACTGGTCGACCGTCGCCCGGCCCGAGATGTTGAGGGCAACGTCAACAGTCCTGCTGCCCTGCCGCTGCAACTCGCGGAGCTTCGTCTGCAACTGGCCGATGCCGGTGACAATGCCGTCGACCCCTTTGAACGCCAGCCGTTCGCTGACGGCGGCGTTGAGGGATCGCTGGAACTGCTGAAGCGGCGTGAGGATCGACTTCAGCGAACGGTCGGCCTGCTTGCTGGCCCGATTGATGTCGTTCTGAACCGTCTGGGCAAATGCCCGCGTCTGTGTCGCCGCCTCATTTAGGCCACGCACATACCCAGCCGTATTGGCCGAGACGATCGCGGAGATTTTGCCAAGGTAACTAGCCACCGTTCGCCTCTTTCCTCTGATTCATAAAGTTGGCGAACTTTTCCAGTTCTTGGTTCATCGCGGACTTGTCCTGCGGCCTGCGAACTGCGACTGGGATGAACGTCTCCTCTTCTGGAACCCGCTTGTAGTTTCCAGAAGACGCCATGATCACCCGGCAGAGCCGGGCGGTCTGTTGCCATCCATCGCTGATCGGCCACCGCTGGTCATAAGCAAACCACTCACTAATCTCTTCGCTGTCGACTTCAGCCAGTAAGGCTTTCACACTTTTTCCGAGGGCCAGAGCTAGCTTGAAATAGAACTGTCGCTCTGGCCTTCGGAAGAGTCGTTTCCCAATTCCTGTACATCCTCGCTACGGAAAGCGTTGAGGGACCACGCCTTGTCAAACAGGCGGGCCAGCACGACCGCAGACTTCTTGCCGAGGTCGTCCACTTCTTTCTCGGTGAACAGTCGCTCACCCTTGTCATCGCAGAGGGTCAGCACGAGGAACCGCGACCGGAAGTTCTTCATCTTCTGGTCGGAGTAAGCTTCCTCGAAGGCATCGCGGTCAGTGCCGGTCAGCACCTTGATGCAGACATCGCCGCCCCACTCTGGGACAGGGACTGTTTCGAGCTTGTTATCATCCGCCGCAAGAATTTTAGCCTTGGAAAGTGCCATTTTGTTGCCTTATGAAAGCACTCGCCAGCCTGGCGGAAGTCAGTCCTATGCGTTAGCCGTAGTAGTCCGTAATTGTGAACTCTAGCGTGCCTTTAATGATATCACCGATGGTCGCCTCAACGCTGCCATCGGTGCAAACTACGTTTCTTGATATTGAGTATGGGCCGGATATCGCCAGCGAACCTTGCTGGCCGATAACGGCCTGCGGATTGCTAAAAGTGTTATCGGCGATAAAGTCAATCGTCATGGTCCCCGGCGTCTTTTCGCCTGTCGGGACCATGACGTTTGCCCCCACAAGATCACCCGCAGAAGTCATGTCTACAAGCTGCTCTGCTGGCGGGTTGAACGAGAATCCTGTGACGGTGAATGAATAACCGTCAAATGACGCCGTTGTTCCCTGGGCAGTGATGCCAGCCATGTTTCACTTAGGCCACTCGGAACGTCGCAGTGCCGGAAATCAGCGAGCCGACGGAGCCCGTGATTGAGGACGAGGCGACGGTCGCGCTACCGCTGGTGCCGCTGTATGTTCCGGTGAACGCCAACGCTCCGCTGGTTCCCGCCGAGATGATCGTCGAGCCGATGTAGTCGATGGAAACCTCGACATCAGTGGCGAACCCGCCGACATATTCTCGGCTGCCGCCTGCGGCAATGCCGAGGTGGCTGCCATCGATCAAATCCTGCGTCTCGCTGACGGTGAAATTCGTGATCGAGTAGTCGGTGCCGCCGAAAGAGAACGTCGTTCCTTGTGCTGAAGTGCCGGCCATGCGTTTTTGCTCCTTGTATTACTCGGCAGCCTCGTGCCACCGAATCTGGTACAGTTGTCTGACTTCGTAAGCGGGTGGGAGTTGCGAGCCTGACACCGTCGGATCGAGATAATCGTCGACCTCGGATGTCAGTCTTATATCATCTATTGTAACACCGGCCATAGTGCCGATGTGACCATCGAGGCACAGCCGGACCTCCTCGGCCAATTCCCGCACCGCCCCGTAAGTCCTAGCCCAGGCGGCAATCTGGAGGTTTACCATCGGCACAAACATTGGCCCCGGCAAAGAATGATCCCTCACGATGCTGGCACGGCGGTACACGAGAAAAGGCATTTCCGCGTTTGTGTTGGGTACGGCGATCGGATAGACCTGAAAGCCAATAATCCTCGCCACCGCCGGAGTGGTGACGAGTCGCAGGTAAACGTGTTTTTCGGGGGAGAGGTACATCAGTTGGTGAACTTCTTGACTTGAGCGATCAAAGCGGCCTCAAGGGCTCGACGGGCGTTGCCCCCTTGGGCTGTAATGGCATTCCGCATGGGGTGCTTGGCTTTCATGCCGCCGTATGTTTCGCCGGGGTGTAGGGTCATCGGCCTAGTGCCGCCAGCACCGTCAGGCATGAAGTCGTGCGGGTAGCCAGAACCGTACTTAGCCTGCCTTGTCGGTTCGTTAATTGAGCCCATGAGGAAGTAATAGCCGCGGCTGGCGTTGGCGAACTGCTCGTCGGTCTGAGAAGTAGCGTGCCGCTTCATCTTGCCGTTGATGAGGCGGTGGACGTTGACGTAAGTGCGGCGATTGTTCGTGCCGGGGCGGCGAGGTGGGGTTCCCCATTCCACGAGCCAGGCATGGTTGCCCGATCCGGTGACCTCATTGGCGGCACCGCGGCCGGTGCTCTTAGGGCCGACGACGCCCACGACGCCGCCCGTGTTCGGGTAACTGACATACTTCGTTTTGACCGACTTCCGCAGATTCCCCGTAACATCCCGGCCGATGTTCTTCTTGTACTCGTCGCCGATCAGTTTCAGAGAAGGCTTGATCGAAACCCGCAATGCCGCATCGCCTGCTTTGCCCGACGGGTCGAGGGCCAGCGCAGCATCAACGAGGTTCTTCGACAAATCCTGCACGCCGCGGGTGTCGATGTTCACGAAACCGCTAGCGGCCTGCTTGCCGGTCTGTGGCCCGAAGACGTTGGCGGTGCCGCGTCCTTGATTCAGCATCACGTCACCTCCCGAACCAGTAGCTCCATCATCGTCCGGTTCTGCCGTTCGACGACGCTGGCGATCTCCATGTGCCGGCCTCGCCAGATCACCCTGGCCTCGTGGTCAACGCCCTCGCGGTAGCGGATGTGAATCTTGTGGCTGACCACCGCATTGGCCTGCATGGCCTGCAAGACCTCGCGGCTGTTCATGCCCTCGACCCTCGCCCAAACCGTCGCCAGGTCGACCCACGACAAGTAGCTCTCGCCCAGCGTCGTCCGCGTCTCCCGCGGCGTCTGGATCGTCACCCGCTCGTTGAGTTTCCCGGCATAAACGGCCATCAGCCCACCCAGATAGCGGCATATTGACCAGAGCCCGAGGGAGCCTCGACCGTCACAGCGGACGTGACCGGAAGTACCGCGACACGGCCAGCAGTAACGTCGATCGCACCTGCCACCCGCAGCACGCCTGTGCCCGTGTTCTTGATCGCTAGCGTTGAAAGCGTCGGGACGCTTGACACCAGTGACGTAGCCGCGGTGCCGACAGAACCAGTCAGCGTCTCGCAGCCGGCCGGCTCCGCAAACTGGTGGTCGTCAACCGACCCGACGGCGAACGTCGATCCAGACGACTCGTGGAAAACAACGTCAACGTCGACCCGTGCCTGAAAGCTCATCGGTACACCCCATCACTCGCGGCAGCCATCAATGTCTCAAACGTCAGCGGCACTGGGGCGTTCTGAGCCGTCGTGCCGACGGTGACCGGCTCTCTGGTGCCGTACCAGTGGCCGATCAAAAGAAGGACCGCGTGGCGGGCTACCGGAGCAGTCTGGTTGGCCGCAGAAAACCCAGCCGTCCACCGCACGGTGACGCTGTTCTCATCGCCTCTCACCGCCGGCCAGACGGCGGCGTAGTTGGGATAGATGCGGCCGGGGACTGTCCGGTGATCGACCTGGAAGTTGCCCGCATCGCTCGTGATCGTCTGATTGTTCCCGCCTTCGTCGCGGTAAGTGATCGTCACGTTTGTCGGAGCCATCGGAGGCCGGGGCAAGACAAGCTCCCAGATCGGAAAGCTGTCATAGCGACTCTCCCAGATCGTCTCCATGAGTGTCTGATCCAGGCGATCCTCGACGACTTGTCGAGCCGCCGAAATCAGCGAGGTGAGGTAGGCATCGTCATCGTCGATGTCGACGCGACAGTGAGCCTTCGCCTCGGCGAGTGTCACCGGCTCAATGGTCGGCGAGGTGTAACGAACCAGCGACCGATACGGGGTCAGCCCGCGGGCCGGCGACTGCGGCGTGACGTAAACAATGGTCGATGGCTGAATCACGCCTTACGCCTCCTTGGCTTACGCGGTACTGCTGCCCGCTCAGTCCGTTGCTCCGGCATCACCGCCGCCTCGACGACATCGGCACGTTCTTCTGGCTCTGAACCGATGAACTCGACGAGCCCACGGGCTCGCAGAATCTTTACCATCGGTGCCGGCCAGTCGAACTCCTGCCCGCGACGGTAGGCGTCGAAACTCTGTAATACCCGCACTTTCATTTTACCACTCCCCATGCACTCGCCGGTGCGATGCGTTCTTTCCAATAGTCAGTCGTGTGTTGATACACTTTCCCGCCTGGTGCATTCCGCGACGGCCATGTGACCATAAGTTCGGCGTGGCCGATGCTTACATTGGTCGCAATCCCCAACCGATTGCCGTTGTCGACGAAGTTGTCCCAGAAGTACAGGTCTTCGTCGGTGTGCCCGCCATTCCATTCGCCGTCATCATTTGGTTCAAACAGAAACCAAGGCTTGTCCATCCGCTTGATGGCACTGGTGCGAATGAAGGTCAGGCCGAAGTGGGCCGTCTTCACCGGCTGAACTGGCTTGCTAAACCAGTCATCGGCGATCTCATACTTGCCATGCACGCTGTTGCCTTCGACCGTGAAGATGGCCGAATTGTCCTCTCGCTTCATCTGGAGTGGGGCGATGGCGTCATATCCAGAGTAGAGCAGGAGCGTCAGTAACGCCTCGACCGTCTTGGCGTTGAAGATCGCGTCATAGTCGATTGTCAAGATGACGTCGGCCTCGTCGATCACCTTCTCGATGGCCTTCTGGAGACCTTGACCCCAGAAGGCGCAGGTGACCTTGGTTGGAGCAATGCCGTGAGGGGCGAGAGCCGACGAGACGCAGAAGAAGTTGTCGGTG